TCCTTTAGGTAGGCACGATGTTCATCTATAGCGGCATCGTTATTCTTGATGGCGTATGGGCACGGTTCTTCAGGCATTGGTTCCCTTTTTGGTTTTGTGTTGAGCTGCGTAGTTGAAAACGATTCGAGCCAGGTCTTTTGTGGTTAGGTTGAGGGCAGTATCGTTACTATCATTCCAGACTACAGTCCAACGATCGAAACACTGCCGGAAGGTGAGGTATGGTTTCCACTTATAGGTGCTCCATAGCAACGGGTCAGTCTCTGTGGCACGTGCCCACCATTCGAATGTTAGCCCACCATCATTAGCGTAATGCACTGAGTAGGCGCAATCCGCAACGTAATCATCGTTGAAGATACTATTGTAGATACAATCCCTGACGCGCTGTGATACACGGATTAGTATCGGTTCGTTGGACTTTATTGGTTTCATGTCCGCGCCACACATACCCATGGCATACGGTGAGCAGTTAGGGAACGCTGGGAAATACAACATCTGCTTCCAATCGGTAAGCGGACGGGTGGCAAACAGCGGAGCCACGCTGCCAATAAGAATATGGTCCTTTACCTGAGAGAACCGGAAGAACGCTGCTACATACGGCATTGATACCCGGTAAACTTTAACTCTGCCGTAGTCATGGTCCCTAACTTGGATAGGATACACTCCAGGTGGATACTCAATCACTCCATACACATAGTTGTCTAACTGAGCTATTGCCCTAAGGCCATCTGGTATGATGAGTCCACCCAGATCAAACACCTTACCGCCGCGTCTAATTTCGTTAATGAAAGCGTCTACAGTAAGTGAGTTATGCCAGTCATAGTCCATGAACACTACGTTATCCTCAATGGTGATGCGCGGGTTACTTGAGTTATTCATGGTTGAAAACGGTTCTTGTTAAATCGGTGAAGTCTAAATGTATGGCATCAGGTAACCTAGCCGCTAATGTGTAGCCCATCTTTTTCCATGGGAAACTAAGAACGAAATATGGATCGGCTAATGACATCTCTTCCCACTTGCGCATATCTCCGATAGGCGTTTCTCTGTATATGTAGTGGGCTGGCTCTCCAATGCTGTAGTTAGAACGTCTGTTGAAGAAAGCTTCGCGTACTACCCCGATAGCACCCGGCAGAGTTGAACTATGATCTAGGTATCCAAGGCACATTGGGATAGGGTTTTTGGCCCCATTATACTGGCAATTTAGCAGTGCCGGAGCAAAGAGCGGCTGGTCAAGTGGTTCCTCAAGGCGTGACGTCATGAAGTAGCACTCATTAAATCCTAATTGAGCGAAACTGCTGTTTCTGTTGTGAATGCATCCTATAATGATTACCCATGGCATAGCTATACGGTAAGTGGATGGCTCCACATCACTGTTTTTTACAAATCCTCTTTTGGCTGTACTAACAGTAAAGGAGTGCAACTGAGGTTCTATCTCGATGACGAAATAGGTATTTCCTCTGACGTGTCTTATCAGCTTCACGCCATTAGGGATGATGTAGTCTATGTTAGGACCACATAACGGGATCAACCCGTTGATGAACCCAGGCGTAGGTATGGATCCCTCATCGCAGCGCGATGTGAACTCATCGATAGTTATCTTCATGGTTTGTCCTGGACTTTGGTGACGGTGTAGTCCTGAGGTTGAAGCTCTACCCAGGCTATGCCTGAGGCTACGGCAGTGTGTGCTGCGTCATCTGGATCGAAAGACGCTGGCATCACCACCGTCTTACTCCAGGTTAATGTGACCTGCTTGGCCTTGTTCTGGTCCTTGGTTTCCATTCTCCTCTTTCGTTTCAGTGTTAGCTTGCGCTTGGATCGACTCATAATCTTCATAGATGCCAACTATGGCTGCGTTTAAGGCAACAGCCGCTGGCATCATGAGGCGTTCTGTTAGCTTGCAGCTCATGCCGTGACCTTGGTTACCATTGAACACAACTATGATTACTCCCTCTGCTTGGGTGTAGTCCTTGACGAATGCTGCTAGTGAATCGTATTTCCCTGGTCCTATCATAAAAGTAACAAGAGAGAGGCCGTGCGTACCCGGCTATAAGCAACCGCATGACCGGCTGCCTGTTGGGAATGGAAGCAAATAGGCTAAAGGTAGCGTTCATGTGACAACCCCTGCCTATCCACTAGCATTTGTGTGTCCATCCACACCGCTCTCTCTGTCGCGTGATGGCTACGCCCTACACATAGCCACCACGAAAATCATCAGTGTCAGTCTCTTTACCGAAGTAATGGCTGGGCTTCCATACCTTCCACTCCTTCCTGGTCAGTTGATCCATCCAATGGTCTGGATATGGCTGTGGCTTTTCATATCCCTCCACCACATCGGAGAGGTTAGCTATCCGGAACCTGGCCCCATCCACCACTGCTTCAATGTGGAACTCGGGCTTGGTATAGAGCCGGCCGACCACGATGTGTAGGCCAGGTCGATGTTGCTCATCATGAGTATCGGTGCCACTGGCGAAGGCCGACATGTCCACGTGACTATGGATATCCCCGAAGTAACGCCAGCCGTTATTGAGGATGGGCACATCATAGTCCACGCTGCCCGGACTAACCTTCTGTGCGGGCACGACCACGGCTACTTGCCCGGTGTCATGCACAACCAATAGCACAGCTACCTCTGTCCCCCATCGTGCGGCCACGTGCGTGAAGAACCCCATGACTTCCTCGAAGGTTTGCTGGCTAATCTTGGGATAACGGAAGCGTAGGAAGGGACGATGCCCAGCCAGCTCCGCCGGGAACTCCGTTGTCTTCACGCAGCTGACGAAGAACTCATTGTTACGACAGATGAACAGACCATCCTTCGTAAGCATGAAGAACATGGATTCATCGCTCCATGGTGTGCTATCCCCTGTCTTTAGGAGTATCGGTGTTGGATCCATAATCGTGTTCGATGAAGGTGGACGACTTGATTATACCGGCTTCATTCAGGCGCTTGCGGATTTCCTCCATCTTCACATTGATGACTCCAGCTACTTCGTCGCATACCTCTCGCTCAAATGGAGTTGATTCCGTGGTGTCTCCAATAAGATTAGGCATAGTGAGTTCTCCAGAGAACCCGGTCTCTGTCTCCTTAACTTGGAACAGTATCGTCATCATCCCTTTTCCCCCGCCTTATGGATGAACATGAGGGTCTGGCCCTCATGGATGACGGTGTCAGCCGACACACTCTGCCCATTTATGATGGCCTCGCTCCTCTCATCGATGTCGAACCTCTGCCCGAACCTGGCACGGATCTCTGCCACCGTCCGGCCAGCTGCCGGTAACCGCTCCACGTATGGACCCACTGACACGGTGATAGTCCCGCCACTGACTGGCCCGCTGTCGAAGATGTTCGGCAGCCCAGCGCCAGTTGTTTCCTTCTGTTTACTCTTTTCCTTTTCCATGTTTTTCCCTTTTGGTTTGTTGTTTGTTTATTACCGAGAAGCGATTCTTCACTGCATCAACCTTTTGCCTGACTTATCACGGTCCATGGCTCTCAAGGATTGAAAGTAATAGCTGACAGAACGATGACCTATCCACGTCGCCATTTGATAGGAACACCCTTTCAGCTACATGAAGATAATTGATCGCTTTATTGTTTCGATCGCGTAGTGAGGCCAAGCAATCTGGACAACTCCAGCGACGCTTGTAGTCTACGTTTGGATGAAGCGGACATAGTTGTTTGCTCATAGTTTAGTTATATGGTCTCTCCGGTGTTGGCATGGCGAACATGCGTTCTGATAGCGGGTAAGCCCAGCCACCTGAGCATTGGTCCATGGTGCGTAGAGTAAGCCATCGGCTTTGTTGTTCATGCGTCTAAGCTGTCCTCTCTTAATGTTTCGATTGAGCAAGGGATACAAATCTTTGGGGCCTTCGTCTTCAAGGCCATGTCAGGGTCATACCACACCTCACACCCACACCTGGTGCACTTATCGATAAGGCTCCTACTTAAATTACTTGGCTTGCTAGCTGGCATGCACACCCAAGCCTCAGCCGTGTCCGCTTCTTCCTGCGTCATGCACATTACCATCGGCTCGCCATCTACCGTCACGCTAGCTGACTCCCCGCCCAGATTGATTAGATTCACCTTGTCCCTATCCTCTTTGCTCATGATGGCAGCGCAGACCAGACAGATAACGAGCGTCTCCGGGTGCTCCTTCCTATAGTGCTGCTGGTTTTTACCCATCCACATATCGGACAGGCACAGATTGCACCGCTCTCTGATGGAGCCAGGTGCTGGTGTGACCTTGAACTTCGGGTCTTTACTAAAGGCCGGCATGCACGTCAGTATCTTTATCTCCATGGTTAGTTATCCTTCCATTCGTCCCCGTCCTTCGGTGGTTTAGCTAACTTGTTTGCTAGGTCGTCGATGAACTTCTCCTGGATTCTCCAGCACTTCCCATACATCTTTTCCATTGGCTTATAGATGATGAAGTTGAACAAAACCCAGCCAATCGCAATGCCAACAATGACACCTATCATCAGCACCACATAGGTATCGTATGATCCTACTTCTATCGATACACACACTAACAGGAAGCCAATAGTCCAATACACTATGTATTGAATGACGTGGTTTAATACATGGGCTATTGTTTTCCAGTTAATAGGTTTCATCAGTTGTTCTGTTGCCGTTTCTTGGCCAGGATAGATTGCAGCTTCAATAACTCGTGAGCCTCAAGAGAATAGATTAAGTCTATGCATACCTGCATAGCTTTTAGTTCCGGTTCAGTCATCTCCCTGTGCCGTTTCTTGGCCAGGATAGATTGCAGCTTCAATAACTCGTGAGTCTCAAGAGAATAGATTAAGTCTATGCATACCTGCATAGCTTTTAGTTCCGGTTCAGTCATCTCCCTGTCCAGCTTCTCCCCCATCATGGCCAAGCTACGCTCCACGTTGGTGAGCAACATCTCGATGGCTGCTTCTGGCTTGCCCTTGCTACGTAGATTGGCCGTTACTGTTTCTCGTAGAGTCATATCAATTGTTTGGTCGATCATGGTTGATGGCGAACATGCGCTTGACCATCTCTTCCTCTCCTTCCTCTGCTTCACTATCAAGGAATGCATCCAGCCCATCGGCAGTGGCTACGGCAAAGATCTGTTTCAAGTCAATGGCGTTAGCACCTTCAGCCATGATTATCCGTTCAGCTAAAGCGCGTCGTGTCATATTGCTTGTGGGAATGGAACTTCATCCGGGTTAACTCTGATGTAGATACCGTCCAGTGTATGCTGTCCGCACAGGCAGCACTTCATCCACTCTTCATCCAACACCACGGTCGGCTCCCGATCTGGCGTCTCCCTATCCCAGCACATACGGCACAGTGGCTGGGTCCAACCTATCTTCTTACTCATGTTACTCCTGCGTTGTAGTCTGACTCCACTTGGGTCCGCGCATGATGTTACCCTTGAGTGTTTCGATACCCGATTGCAGCACCACGTTTGGATCTATCTCTATCGATACACCCATAGCCGTGAACACGCGCAACTTACCGTTAGGTTTGAACTCATTAGTGAATCCAATGATGAGCACGGCATTGATGTCCGGAAGGGTAGCCAACATCTCGGCCGCCTCCGCGATCAGCTTCTCGTTTTCATCCATGGCATTCATTCGTTGACACTGTCACTGGGGTTAATGGTTACGTCGGTGCGCTCGTTAATGATCTGCGTGTCCTTAGTGATCAGTCCATTGGCTTGCGCTTCATCGATAGCCTGCTGCGGGTGTTCAACGTAGGCTATGATAAACTCCCTCCCATCTGGCATCCTATCCCTCCGTTGATACCCAGCCATCAGCTTCAATGGTTCACGTCCGTTTAAGACAATGATGATAACATCCTTGCCTTCCTCGTTTAACGACACGCCGATCATCATAAGTAATGTTGCCTTCCTCTTAGTGCTGTTATTAGTTTTGTTTTCATAGGAAAATAAACCCGTGCACCTTACGGTGGGAATAGGAACCGCTAGCCATGCTGCCACATGGCTATGCAGGTGCACGGGGGAAAGTTAATTGTCCGTCCGCTTGATGTTGTCGAACGTCTTTTCTAGAAAGGTATCAGCTACACCGCTCTTAACGGCTCTCGCTCCCGCCTTGGCGATAGCATCAGTGACTATCTGTTTGATGTGACTCATAGCTATCATCTCAATCTGTGTGCAGTGAGGCTCGTGCTCGTGTGGTTCTGTGTATACGTCCAGCACGAAGTTCAACGATCCGTCCGGTGCGCGGGTCTGTTCCGCTTTAATAATGAGTTTGATCATAGTAGGTATTGAGATCCATCGGAACCGTTGCGGGTATAAATTAGTTTGCCATGCTTACAGACTGAAAGCTCCGTGCCTATTTCGGAGTTTTTCCAGATGAATTCTATCATCTCATACATGTCATCAGTGCTCAGCTTGGCAGTTGCAGTGATGCCGGCTAGCCCAGTGTTCCACGTGGCGGTGCATAAAAACTTCGGCTCGCCTACTTCTGCCACCGGCACAGCGGCTGGTGACACCTTCATAGCCGCAGTAGGTAGAGCTATAGCTCCCAGCACTGCGCTCTTAATTGCGTCGCGTCTTTTCATTGTATTACTTTATTACTTCTTCCCGTCCGCATACTGTGCAGCGCCAGCCTTTGGTTGTTGGGTTGTGGATTCTCTGACCTTTGCCATAGCGTTTGTCCTGGAATTCCGATGTGCAAACGCATGGCCGAACCTGCATTGGTCTGGCTGTGTGATCGCCTTTCTGTCCTGTTGCTTTCATAATGTCCTTTGAAAGTTCCCTCCCGCGCACCTTGTCCGCACCAAATCAGCAGCGTGTTCGAACTGAATCTAGCCACGCCACCCGAAGGCTGACCACAAACAGGGGAATTCCATGGTCATTCAACGGACATCCAGTAAGTCATCCGGACAGGGTCGGCTGACGAAGCCCGGCCCATACGCGGGAAGGAAAAGCCTAGCAGATCTCGAAACTACCACCGCATTCGCGCAGGAACTTGGCGAATTCCAATACGTGCTCCTTGTCTGTGTAGTGGGCTGTCTTAGCCCCAGCAGTTCCTGGCGGAACAAACCTCCCGCTCTGCGCGTCGCAATACATGCCGCAATCAGCGGTGTATTCTTCCGGTCCATCCTTCACATGCGCCTCAATGGCGTCAGCCAAGGCATCGCAATCCTCCTGGCTGTGCAAGCCGTTGCCATCGTTCATACCCCATCCGGATAGGTCCAGGTTCAGCCCAAGCTTAGCGTTTAATTCATGGCACAACACATGGATCGGTCGCCATGACCACACGTTGGCTCTGAAGTAATTGCCGCTCTTACCGTATACGTCCATTCCCATATTCTTCCTATATCGTCACCACCGGCACTCCATACATGACCTGCCATGCATGGGCCAGCTTCCTTGCTGTCCTCCCGCGCACAAAGCAAGTCATGCGAATCTGTGCGTCCTTAATGAACACTACCCGGTCCTTGAGTATCTCGATTCTGTTCATACCTATTCCCTTTTGGTTTGTTGTTTACCGTCAGTGAAAGATGTCGCAGCCCGTGCATATTTGTGTCAATGGCCCCATTGCTGGGGTTGTAGCGGCACGTGCGCCCAAGCCGGGGGAGTGCTCCCGACGACTGCGACAGAAGAAAAGGAGCACAGCCGCTGTTTCATGGACTTATTCAACCGGCATTTGGCTATTCGTCCATGGCCACACTTTCCGAGCCGGTGTTAAGTGTGGTTCACAATCCCTACATGGAGGCCGGGATCAGCCCAACGTCTGTGCTCCAGAAATTAAAAAGGCAGTGATAGCAGCTGATGCTGGCTATATTGGGGACCAGCATCGCATGGGCAAGCCCTTGGGTAAGGACCACGCTTGCCACTATCACTGCCAGAAAGGGGTGTCGCCCGGATCGGTGCTGATTAAGGGGTTAAAAGCCCACGGCCCCGACGCATCCACCCGTCCTTACGTATGGAGGAGTGATGTTCTGCAAATAACGTACGACACCAGCCGATGCAGTTCGGCTGCTCCTTAAGAAATTAAAAAGGGCATGGCTCATGTCGGTGTGGCATGGCCATGCCCGCTAATACTGCTTATTCGACCTATTCACAGTCCACCATTGCCTGGCCAACCAAAGATTGACCATTGGTGAGTATAGTCTCCTCTTCACAACTTCCTCGCGCTATCCTGTCGGCATAGCTTCTTAGCCCCGTTGCCGGGCAGCGTGCCTGATGACCGATCCATTGCTGGCATCGGCCTTGATATGCTCCCGCTTTACCTGCCAGCCCAACCTTCCCATTGCTCCATGTCTGACCCTCCATGCCCATGGACCATGTCTGTCCTGGCAGAACCCATCGGCCTTTTAACGCCAATAGGACACCGAAAAATTCATGGTTCAGATCCTCTGCGGACCTTCCCGAAAGCAGTCATCTTAGCTGGGCTATAACCCCCGAAGGGATAGGGCTCTATTAGTGGGCGGCTAACCACACGTTCAAGCCAACCGTCAGCTGTAACAGAGAGCCAGTACGTGGGTTTTCACCCGTGACGACTCCGTGATCCTGCTCTAGTCCATCAATCCTCTGTATTCCCCCACGGTTTTCTAGTCTTAGGGGCCGTGCAATCCAACCGTCAGAAACAACAAGCCCGGCTGTCCTGCCTATCAAACAACCCGTAACCGATTGTGCGCGCCTGTGTGTTGGGCCATGCCTGCGCTAGTTTCGTCTACTCCCTTGCCCTAGCATGATTGAATCCCCTGAGTTTAACAGGGTGAGAGACAAGCTTTCTCCGTTGTTTGATTCTTCCCGGCGTGTGCTCCTTTGTCCCCCCGCATTTCGCGAAGGGACAGTGTGTTACGTGACAATGAAGTAATCGTTCCCGAGTCTGCCAAAGCGAACGATTGCCTCGCAACCGTCTACATGCGGCGGAAACTCGAATACTCCTGGCTTCAATTCCCAACCGTCGATCCAATGCAGCGAATTAGACGCCGCTAGATGGACCACGATCCTTGTCATGGGGAAGCGGAATGTTGTCCTTGTCTTCCCCAGTGTCACAGCTGGGCGTTTCATAGCCTAGCCTTAGGCCTTGGCAGGCTCCGCAGGAGCATTCTGACGCCCCTTCGGACCATTGGTCCGGACTTGCTCACGTGTCGCTTCCAAGGCTGCCTTAGCTTCCTGCTTGTCCTGTGACGCCTTGGCATTCTTGCGCGTCTTCATGGTGTCCAGCCAGAAGGCCAACAATTCAGGCATGACGCCAAACGCGATCTCACCCTTCGGTGCCCCGTGAGTGTCGAAGTGCGTCTTAAGCGAGTCGTGCCATGACAGGAAGTCCAAAGGCGTGCAGGTAATCCCGCTGAACTCCACCGTTGTAGCCTCTTTCCATGCAACTTCCTTGCCTTGTTTGGCTTTCTTCACGTCCCCGATCTTTGGGTCCTTAGCCGTTCCCGACACGTCATTCGCAGCCGACTGGCAAGCCAGCTCCGCCTGTGTCGCGTCATACCCGGCCGCAACAATCATATCGCGAATAGGCTTGTAGAACGTGACAATGCGCTTAGTCTGTAGTTTCATGTTTTTCCTTACTGTCCCCTAGTCACTGGCTTACACCGAAACACACCATGCCCAAACGGAGACACAGCTAGCGCAGTTGCGCTACCGCTCACCGTCTATTCCGACACGTCCCGCTCTTGGAGACAACCAAGAGTCAAATCCAGCCCAGCTAAGGGATAGATCAAGTGCGTTGCACTTAGGGTGTTTCCTTGTAAACCCTTGTCCTAGAGAGACAAAGGAACACACAACCGAACATTGCTCAATCCCATCCACGGGGCAGCGTCTCACAGCCCAAAGTGTCAACACAGCCCAGCCCAAAAGCAGGCTTTGAGGTTCACCGGGGGTCTGCAATACACGTGCAATCTTCCGCTCGTCACTCGCCATGCATCCTGCGGGGGATTGTCTCCTGGATTTGACGGTATTAACGCCGCAGATTGGCATTTAAGCTTACGCAGACCCGTCTGCTGACTGAGCCGCACACAGCCCCGAAAATGGTTGGCTGAAGTGTGTCCCGTTCTAATCCCCGATGCATTGTGACTAGCGCGGATTGTCTCCGCCCTAGAATCACAGCAACCAAACTGAGAAGGAACATCGGCCAGCTACCGCCACCAAACCAAGCCAACCGTGAGGTGGGACTATCTCAGACGGGAGAACGGGAGTCAACAACATTTGTTGAACCCCTCTCACCCGACAGGACCACGACCTTGCTACCTGGTAGCCTCCTCTTGACACTGCAACTACCGATGTTACTGTCTCAACTGGAACGACAGAGACAGCGTTCATTGCAGACGCTATCGTTGTTTCTGTAGTGTCTGTCCCGGGAGAAAGGAGAAATAGGCTCAACAGTATCAACGTCCCGACTAAGCGCCCAGCGAACGGGTAACCGGACCCATGCCGGCCAGACCCCAGCTTCTGCCAGCTTGCGCAAGTCGTTGTGACTGGCCGGAACCTGCCCAGACCCCAGGGGGGGGGACCGGGGGCACCCCCGGGTGGCGCGTAACAGTGTATAGGTGCTCGTTCTCTACTCAGGCCATGTGAAGCCATGTAGACCCCCGTTAAGGCCATGACTGGGACTGGGTTAGCGGTCTGTGTGAAAACTGTTAAAAACTACATTTCACAAGTAAAAACGCTTAAGATGAGTATAAGGTGAGATCTATAGGTATGGATCGATCTATAAGAGCAGGGGAACTACAGCATTAAGAGCCGGGGATGATCTAAGGCTATTAGAGGGGGTGTGGCGGTGTGAAAGATGTGAATAAGTCGGGTTTGACATTTTCACATGTGAAAGACAGGATTTGGGGGTAACAGCCGATGGCCATGTATGCTAAAATCTTTCGGGATGTTCTGTTTTCGAGTTTAACGGAGAGCCAGCCGATTGAGGTGAGGGGGGTATTTTTCATGTTGTTGGCGGCGGCGGACAAGGATGGGAAGATATTGGGGGTAGATTCGGCGATAGCGCGGGTGATTAACGTGCCGTTGGGGTTGTTTCAGGGGGCGGTGGAGGCGTTGATGGCCCCGGACCCGCAGAGTAAGCCGGATGAGTTTCAGGGGAGGCGGTTGATGAGGTTGGAGGGGGGTGTGGGGTTGTTGATTACGAAGTATCGGGAATACTCGGGGATCAAGACGGATGATGAGCGGCGGGCGTATTTTGCGCAGAAGCAGGCGGAGTATAGGGCCCGGAAGGAGGCTAGGGAGCAGATGCCTGATGGGAGCAAGATTCCCAAGGTTCCGCCAGTGAGCAAGTATCATCCGGATAGTATGGCGGTATTGGCGGCGTTGAATTTGGTGAGTGGGAGGAATTACAGGGCGATTGAGGTGAATTTGAAGCCGATATCGGCGCGGCTTTCTGAGCCTGGGATTACCAAGGAGGGGGTGATCAAGATGGTGGAGACGCAAGGCGCTAATTGGAAGGGGTCTGACATGGTTAAATACCTGCGGCCGGAGACATTATTTGCGCCGACCAAGTTTGAGAGCTACTACGCGGCGAGGAATGAGGCGGTGGTGGGCCAGGAAGGGAGCCATTTCAAGGAGATCAGGGAGAATCTTGAGTTACCGCTGGTAACGATTGAGCAGTTCACGGCAAAGATGGAAGCATTAAAGGCAAAGCAGAGAAATCCTTATGAACCAATCCCCCCAAGACCAGCTGGAGAGGCCTGAAGACTTTGATGTGTTTAAGAGACTCCGTCCGGATACCCGGATGCGGGAGAGCAAGGCCCCGCCAAGGCACGTGGCTGCCACTGTGGTCGATTTTGGGGGGTGGGGTGATACCCTGAGAGGGTTAAAAGCGCAGATTGGCACTGGGATGCTTGTCATGCTGACCGGGGAGAGGACGGTTGGGAAGACGCAGATGGGGGTGGAGCTGATTAGGGCCATGGCCGACCGGGATAAGGCCAGTCGATACACGACCTTGACCCGGTTTTTGATGGATGTGAAGGGGACATATCGGCGGGATGCGGCTCAATCGGAGGCGGAGATTATCAAGAGCTACCGGGCCTTCCCCTTGCTGGTGATGGACGAGATCAGCAAGACCCGGGGGACGGAATGGGAGGAGTGCCTCCTGTATGAGCTCATTAACAGCCGGTATGGGGACATGACCGATACGCTGCTCATCAGCAATGCCACGGTGGGCCAGCTTAGAGCCACGGGGGATTCACTTTTGAGCCGGCTTGAGCAGACGGGTGGGATTATCCAGTGTGGGTGGGGGAAGGTGGGGTGAGGGCGATTATCCTGGTGGTGTCGGATAGAGCCCGTCTACCACGCTAGTCGCCGGGCTGCTTCCCGGGCTAGGGTCTCCTCATGCCGTTTCCGTTTGAGGGTCTGTTGACGGAGCAGATGGCCAAAAGGCACGACCAGGATCGGTTTCCCCGATTTCTTGGCCATGTTGATGGTGTGCCCGGTGCCACGTGACGTCCCATCCCAGAAGGCGATGATGCGGTCAGCGGCCTCCACCATGGCCGCGTTACGGATGATGCCGGCCCGTTTACCATTGGCTCGCCAGTCAGGCCTGTAAATCAGCACCAACACCTTCCGTGATAGGGCCCATTGATGGGCCAGATAATCTGCTCCTACTGCTCCGCCGCTAATCAGGAAATCAACGGGCAGATATTGGTCAAGGGTTTCGCACAGGAGCGTGTAATCGCAGAAGGATCGACTGCCGATAGCGGCCAGCTTCAAGGTTAGCAACAGTTAAACCGACGTGATGCAGTTGTGGTCGTGGTGGCGCGAGGGTCTGGGGTGTAGTTCATGACTGTTTATGCCACGTTCTGGTCCTGCTCGCCAATCACTTCGTCGATGGCCAGTGCCACGCCGTAGAATTCCTGATACCCGCCGAAACGCCGACGCCAGGATAGGAGTTGTTCTTTGGCGTAAACCAGCACTTGCTGTTCCATCCCGGGATGCTTGAGCATCCGGCCTTGGCTTAGATACCCTTGGATTTGCACACCAGGCTGTGGACCGTCTACTTTCACATTGACGAAGGCCCGAACAGGAATGCCCACCTCACTGTTGGCGTTGCGCACATAAACACAGGCCACTAATTGGCGGGCTTGCCACTGACGATATTTCTCAGCGGCTTGGCCATCGTTCCATTCGAAGAATGGGTGGAGTGGAGAATCGTCCGGCCGAGCGGTTTCCACGATTTCTGCTGGCTGGATGATGCCATTGGCGGCTTCGATTTTCTTGAGTTCCGCAACGACGACCTTGGTCTGGCTACGAGTAAGGCCGTGAGGAACGAATTCTAATGCTGTAGGTTTTTCTGCCATAATTTTCCATGTTTGATTGTTTAAGAGATGACCCAACGGAACCGAACAATACGGGCACTGACTAACCAAGACTGGACTGACACGACATGACACGACCAACTCGACTAGCCCGCACTAACCGCAACTGGACTGGCTGGCCGGAACTCGACGAGCCCCTGCCAGACCTGACTCGACTGGCCTGACTTGACCGCGCTAACCCTCACGAGACGAACCCAGACTGGCGCGACTGGGCCCAACCTGACTGACCAAGACTTAGCCGGCCCCGCCTAACCCAGACTGGCATACCAAGACCTTCCCGGCCTGAACACTGACCGGCTAACCCAGACTTGCCCAGACTGGCACGACAACCCAGGCCGCGACTGGACAGGGCATGACCAGCCATGGCAGGCCTTAACGTGACTGGCACGACTTGGCAATCCGTGACTGGACTTGACGTCACCTTGCACACCGAGACTGGCGTGACCGAACAGGACCTACCGCAACCACACCTAACGCGACCATCCATGACTGGCCGAACATGTCCTGACCTAACCCGACTCGACGCTTCAGAACATGACTGGCCGAACATGCCCTGACCTAACCCGACTCGACACGACAAACCCAGACTGGCACTGCTTGCCATGACGGGACTTGCCATGACGGGACTGGCCGGGGCATGACAGAACCAGACTGGCAGGCCGTTGCTGGCCTGAACCTGACGCTGCCTTCCATACCAAGACTGGCACTACGCAACCGGACTGACCCTGGCGCTCCTGCCACTGCTCACCGTGACTGGCTAGACCAGACTAACCCGAACTAGACCTTACGTGGCACGCCCCGCAGCAACGAAACGAGACTGGCAATACTTGCCTCGCCATGACTGGACGATACGGAACAGACAACGCTTGCCACGACTGGCCGGACACGACATGACTTGCCCCGAAGTGGCCGATCCAAACTGGACTGCCAAACCATGACTAGTGGGGCAATCAAACAACTTCGAATCTGCCGAATTCACCACTCCGACATTGCGGCGCGCTGGGTCGCCATTCGCACACCCCAGACCCATACCCAGCGGCACGGAACAAGTTGATCAATTGTTGCATCGTGATCATGCGGGGGTTGTATTCGATTTCCAACGTGCACTTCCAGTTGGGCCAATGACCGCGAAACCGAATATCTGCCACGCCGGTTTCCAGCCGAACAATATCCATCCGCATCGATATCCCAAGCTGATGATATGGCTTAAGTTCTTTGGCGTATTTGACGTCATATTCCGTTAGCGGGCCTGGCAACGGGTCGGAATCAACCGGCACCGTGTAGGTTTGAACATGAAAGGCCCGGCGCATCTGTGTCATCTTCAACTCCACATCGTTGGCTGCTGTCACCGCTGCCGCCTTGAAGGCCGGAGCAGGGATGCCGAAACGAAATGTTTCACCCGGAACTGGGTAAAGCGACCCCACAAAATCCGCAAAAGGGTCCTTCTTCTCTCGGCCACTTGAGGCGATGCCCATCTGTTTATCGAGCATCATGCGTATGGCTTTGGCGCTCCAGGCGTGAACAATCACCGGGCTTTTGCCGACGACGGTGATATGACAAACTTCGACTTTCCAGTCCGGGAGATCCACGCCTTCCTGCCGCTGCCGAACGGTATTGATAGGACTTTGATTGACTTCAGGGTTTCCATTGCTTGTGGGCACAGAACCACGCGGTTTGGTGACGATGCTTTCTGTTTCATTCATTGGGATTTGGTTTGTTAACGGTTCTTGTTTTTGGCCCCACAGAGTCCTTGCTCTTGGGAGTCCGGGGAGACGTTGACCTAATGTCAACGTGGAGGCAAGAAGAATTTTTGCCGAACTTCCGTGGTTTTAGTGGAGGTCTCTGTGGGTTCGGCACCACAGGACAAGGCGGGACCAAAGCGCGGAAACCCTACCACTTTGTCGCACTCACGGCTTACGTATTGTTACGATGGTAAATCAGCAGGCTTGCGTAAATCGGTAATATTACGGATTCTTCCTGGTTATGCACCGAAAATTGGCTCCGCTTTGGGTCGGATGCTCCCTTTGCGCCCTGTTGCTTCTGAGCACCCCACTTGTTTCCTGTTCCTCCTCCTGGAGGAGCACATCATACAAAACTGCTGGCACCACTATCATCACCGCTGACACGGCCATGAAAGCCTGGGCCATCTACGTGGCCAATGGCAAAGCCAATCCCGAACAGGAACAGAAAGTGCGCGAGGCTTACGACAAATATCGGGCCAGTATGAGTGTGGTGGTTGATGTGGGTAAAGCCTCCACCACCTCCACCAACCTTGCCATGCTCGACGTCGTCGTCATCACTGCCAACATCGCTCAATCCAATCTGGTGGCTGTTATCGCTGCCTTCACTAAATGAATCCTGCCATCGTTATCACCATCATTCAGGCTGTCCTCACCTTGGCACCGCAGATCACCCAGGAGCTTCGGCAGCTCCTCCAGAAAGGAGACCCCACCCCAGCCGATTGGGACTTGCTCCGAGCCAAGTTGAGCAAGACTTACGACGATTACATCAACGAGGCGAAGGCGGCCAAGGGGTCCATACCCCAATAGGCTCCGGGCTCTCGGTAGGGAAACGGAACTGGGGCGGGTTATCCCCATACTGCTGGCTCCAACGCCAGTTGGTGATGCACCAACGCACCCACCCAAGTGCATCCCCGAAGGGAGTCCGGAACGTGTCTTCGAATTTGCGGCAATCCAGCACTGCTTCGCTGCGGTGGGTGTGCGATTGTTCAAAGTCTTCCTTGTCCCACAGCAAGAGCGGAGGAGATCTCAAGCCCGCATCAATGAGTAACTGGGCCACCGCTGCCGTGCGCACGACGCCGCGATTGGTGGCGTGATAAATTCCCGGTGGGCCCTTCTTCTCTTTGACCATCTCCAGGGAGCGCATCGCAAATTCGTGCAGATACGTGACGCTGTTCAAGCCATCCAATATCCGCATGTGATGGATAAGTTTCTTGAGCCAGTTGCGATCGTGGTTGCGGGTATCGAAGGGCATCCGGATCCGGTAGATCCAGGCTCGGGCCCCGCTCTCTAAGAGCTCGTTTTCCGCTGCAATCTTGGTCTTGGAATAGAATTGGCGATAGTTATTGGGTGGATCAGCCTCTCTGAACACCCCGGGCCCCGTAAAAACGCACCCAGACGACACGTGAATGAGGGAGATGTCCCGTTTCTTGCAGATTTTGGCCAGCATCCGGACGGCTGTGACGTTGGCCGCGCAACATTCCTCCTTCTTCCGCTCGCAATCATCCACTGTTCGGCCCGTAAAGCCTGCTGCATTGATGATTAGGTCCGGGCCAACCCCTTCACATACCCATTCCAGGTTGTTTTCTCTGGTGTAATCGCTCCAATCCCGTGAAAGAACGATCGGACGCAGGCCCAGGGAGTGGGCGGCTGCCAAATACCCGCTGGCTACGTAGCCAGTGCCCAAAACGATGATTTTCACCGGGCCATATACCACTTAATAACCCCAGGAAGTCCAGAAGCCATTGATTGCAGCGGACACCACCCCAGTTGGCTTCGAATCTTCGATGAATCCGGCGCATACCGGGTGTCATGCCCCTCCCGGTCCTTCACAAAGTGCACGAGCTGGCGGTTAATCGGGTCAATCAGGTCACACAGCCCATAGATCAGGTCGATATTGGCGCAGGGCTTCATCGAGCTGATGTTATAGACGCTGCCCGCCGGCCCGTGGCACAGCGCCACCCATAACCCGCGCACGTTATCGCTCACATGCATCCAATCCCGCACATTGACCCCCTTCCCATAAACCGGAATGCGCTTGGCCCGTTTGATGGATCGAATCACTACCGGGATCAGCTTCTCCGGATACTGATGGCTCCCGTAATTGTTAGAGGACCTGGTGATGATGGTGTGCAGCCCATACGTGCGGTGATAGGCCATCACGAGCATCTCTCCCGCTGCTTTGCTGGCCGAATACGGAGAGGACGGTTTGAGCATCGCTGTCTCCGGACTAAATCCTTTATCGATCGATCCGTATACCTCATCAGTAGACACATAAAGCAGCCGACGCACAGATTTAGAAGCCCGCACCGCCTTGAGCAAGTTATGCGTGCCATTGATGTTGGATGTAATGAAGATGTCTGGGTTATGGATGGAACGATCCACGTGACTCTCGGCCGCAAAATGGATCACCTCCGTGATGGCGTGATGATTGATGACATCGCCGATGGCCGGATCGTTTACGTCCATCTGCACGAAATGATACTTCGTGTTCGTTGCTATATCAGTCAGGTTATCCTTGTTGGCCGCGTAGGTAATACTGTCCAGGTTAATGATCGCATCGACATGGTCGATAGCGTGCCGAATAAAATGGGATCCGATAAACCCCAATCCGCCGGTAACAAGTAGATTCATTTCCTGCACTAGAAGGAAGCTAGCACAAGCCCCGGAGAGGCCTGTTTCTTTACGGCGTTGATTTGGGTGGTGCGCAGCATATCCATCGGTGCTTCGGCAATGATCGGGTAAGACATGCTATCGAAAGGATGTTTGTGGTCGTCTTCCTTGATGTATTCGGCTTCTTTCCCGCTGCGCAAATTGGCGAACATGCTCCGGGTCTTAAACAACTGCGCTGATACGTGCAAGCGTTTCTGGTAAAGTAATTCCCAAATCAACTTTATCTTGTCCCGGTTGGAGTTGTGATATTTAGGTGCGGGTTCCAACACAATCTGTCCGTCACTGGCCTCATAGGCGATGCCGGCTTCTGACGTCTCTGCCGCTGACCGTTCCCGAAACGCACTGGTGTCAGACCAGTTTCGCCACTTGAGATTTATATTGTGCGACTTCTTGTGATACGCATTCCAATGGGAGATTTTATCCATGACCGCCTCCACGAATTGACGGATGGAGATGAAGGTCCGAATCACCACCAGCTCATCGATGATTGAAAATGAAACTACCTGACGCTTGGTCGCTGGATCTTCGGTGGTGATTTTCTCGATGACATGGTAGCTGTGGTTCTTGCTCTCGCCCATGTCCCAGCCTCCCAATAGAACCGTGCATCCAGATGTCGGCACAATCACCTCCCTATCTTCTGGCACACAATCGGCCTTACCCAATACGTGGATGGCTTCATCCCACACATCGGAGAAATGTCCATCGGTGATGTCCTGCTCCCACAGCCCCAGGATGAAGCGGGCCCGTAAACTTTTCCGTTTACTGTAGCGACTCTCCAGTTCCTTTCGTTCCCGTGGGTCAAGCTGTGGGTTGTCATCGATCATCACCAGGATGCGGTGCAGACAGGCCCGGAAGAATTCATCCTCCCCATCCTCTGTGACCTTATCCTTAAACTTAAACCATTTGTCGTGAATCCAGTTGTTGGTGCCCGTGTCGGGTGGGTTACAGTCGCAGATGATCTGATGCTCCTCATAGCTCACTTGCGGACTCATGCGTAGGGCGTCACAGAAAATATTAAACGCATGGTCATCGCAGTATTGGTCGAACTCCGATAACCAGAACATGGAATAAGCGGGGCCCTTGAACTTGGCCTCCACCTCGCTGGAATGTTCCAGGGAATGACACTGAATTTCGGAGATGGTCCCATGCCGATTACGGATACGCACAAAACTCATCTTCGAATCGCCGGTCGTCTTTGGCCCCTCCGTCACCTTGAACCCAAAACATTCCTTTTCCCAGATGGCTAACATCTTAGCTAACAACACCCAGACCCCAGCGCTTTTGGCGTTCTTGATGGTCTTAGTGACGATACCGATCATCGCCCCGTTCACATCAAAGGCGTGCCGCAATACCTTGTGCAAAATCCCAAAGGTCTTCCCACTCTTACGCGGGCCATGAACCAGTAGGTAGCGGTTATAGTTATTAAAAATCTCTAACTGCTTCTTATTCATCGGCGGATACCACACGCCATCTGAATCACAAATAAAACCCGTGTCATTGACTTTAATCATGGCTAATGTTTGTCTTTCCTGCACTATGCCTACTCAAGTCATCTTCGACATGACAGAGCCGGACACAAAATCGCTTATCGATAGCTGGGCTGACAACACCGAATACACCGTTAGCATCGTCCTAAAGACGGGCGCTGGCGAGAACCGTCACGTGGCCCAGGCTCTGGAAGTCGTCGACGAGAGCGCTGACGTAGAAGAGGAAGTTGAAGAAGCCGCTCCACCTCCAGCCGCTCCGGCGGTTGCCGCCTAACGTGGCCGTCCCCATTCAGCGGTTAATAGCCAAGCATAAGCTTGACCCCGACAGCTTAAAGGACGCCTTCAATCACAAGACACTGGAGAAACGGCCTAAGGTTAAGAAGCTGGTTGAATCCATCCGCGACGTCATCCGTGACGGCATCAATCGTAATCGAACCGACTATCGTCTCTATAAGGCGATGGATTGGAGTTACGACCAACCTTTCTATCAGGTCTCCTACACCCAGCTGCGCGGGCTCATGTCCAACCAGCCCGATGACAATAAGGTGCTGGAGACCGTTAACTCCTGGGGCCTGGCTCATCTGCTCCCAGATGTGTTGGATGAGAACGGCAAGGTGTGTTGCGGGGCCAACGGCAAACCGCAAAAGGCTGTTAACCTGCCGGTCTTCTTCCAGGTGTTTGTGCCGGTCTGTATGGCCTATATCACCATCCGTTGGGCCAAGCTGTTCAATGACCGTAACCTCAACCCGCTCTACAAATATGAGCCCGTCCAGTTCACCAAAGAGAATCGGTTCCGTTGTGAGGTATTGACCCAGATCGTGCAGCGCATGGCCACGCAATTTGATTACAAGGCCGACATGCGCCAGACCATCTTGCAGACCTTGCTCTACGGGTTCTGCATCAACTTCCCACGGGAAGCGTGGTTCGTGGAGAAGCAGCTGGATGAAAGTGGCAAGGAGAAGATCGTCCGGGAAGGTTTGAGGTTTAACATGCCTCATCCCTCTCGTCTCTATTACGACCTATATCACCGACTCTCCAGCCTAAACTCCAACTCCGGCTGCGAATACGCCGGTTACTGGGAGCTGTGCCGTTACAAGGACATTCACGACAATGAGCTCTACTGGAATAAGGATGCGGTCGGGTTTGGGGCCCTGTCCTGGTTCGACATTGGGGTGAGTGACTTCCTTGACCACGTGTTCCCCTGCACGTTGAAGTTCCCCACCGGCTTCAACAATGGCGGTGCTGGAGCAGGGCCCCTTGACCGGCAGAACGAGGCTGCGGCCACCTATGGCCAGGGCGACTTCAATGCGGCCACGCTCCTCACGCAACATTTTCAGAGAATCATTCCGGCCGACTACGGATTGGGGGACTACAAACATCCTGTGTGGTTCAGGTTTGTCTATGCCAGTGACACCGCCGTCATCTGGGCTGAGCCACTTGCCTTTGACCGGCTCCCTACCTACGCCTACGACGCGGACTTCAATCGGTCCCGATTCCGGTCCCTGGCCCTGGAGATTATGCCCTTCCAGGATCATGTCGGGAATCTCCTGTCCCAATGGATCCTGGCTGTCAAAGAAAACCTCATCAACCCGGTCTTCTACGACAAGGACAAGATTCCTGCTGAATACTTGAAGCGCCTCCAGAACCTGGGCCAGAAGATGTATAACGGCCGGCTCTTTATTCCTTATTCCGGAACCGAAACCTTGCGCATGAAGGTCGATCAGCGTGAGGCTTTTTACGTCCCGCCCTTCAGCCATCATCAGACCGGAGAGGTAGCTACCCTCATCTCTGGTGTCCTTTCTATGCTGGACCGGGTCATGCAGTTGTCCCCGCAGGAGATTGGACAGGCCGCTGCTCACGAGCAGACTGCTGAGGAGACCCGCGTCATCGAACGCAACACCAGCACCCGCGTCACCTTCACCGGCTCATTCATCGATGACGGCGATTACGCCAAGAAGGTCGCTATCTACGACGCGACCATGGCCCATGCTGATGACGATGTTACCGTAGGCATAAGTTCATCGATGGCTTCTACGGATGCGGAGTTTAAGAAGCTGCTCAATTCTGTCGGGTTCACTATCCAGGACGAAACCACTTACGATCCGGAGAACCCCGATGCCATGCGTGCCGTGAAGGGTAAGAAGTCAGCTCTCCAGCTGGAGTCATTTGCTTCCACCCGAGACTTCAATGAGCGCATCGACAATCCGGCGGTGGCCGATGCCATGAGCAAGATCTTCCTGGCCATCGCAGGTAACCCGGTGCTCATCCAATCCATCGGGCCCATGCAGCTAGTGGAACTATTAAACCAGATCATCACCACTACCGGGCTCCCCAAAGAATTTAAGTTGAAAGGTAAAAACGTTGATCTCAATGCGCCCCAAGAGGAGCAAGCAAATCAGGTGCAGCAGATGATGAAACAGTTCGCTCAGGAGATTCAGCAACTGGTAGTCACCAAACAGCAGGAGACCCTCCAGGCCGCAGGCGAACAGAGCGCCCAGATGATCCAGCAAGCTAGCCAGCAAATTGCTCAGACCGTTGGACAATCCGTTCAGGAGGTAGCCCAGCAAACCCAGGCTGTGGGGCAACAGACCGCTGAAGCATTACAGGCACAACAGGCCCAGATTGAGGAATTAGGTCAGGCCATCGCGCAGTTAACCCAGGTCGTCGAAGCAGCCCAAATGGGTTTAGGGATGGCAGCAGCTGCTCCTCCAGTGCCTGCGGGGCCGATGTTCTAACCTATGGATACCAATCTGCTTAACATTATTGTCACGCTGATGGCTAAACAGAAGCCTACTTCGGACACGCTTAATATGGTGGTTCTTGTTATCGCAGCTGTGGCTCCAACCCTGGCGGCTCTGGCTGCGTTCCTTAAAGCACGATCAGTTGAGGCTGGAGTTAAAGAGGTGCACTTAGCTGTTAACTCCAGGCTGGATGAGTGGCTTAAGCTCGAACGAACTCAAGGCGTGGAAACCGGACGGCAGGAAGAGAGAAAAGCCGCAGTGGATCGTAAGGTTTAATGGGCGACGTAATCACCGCAATACCCATCGCGCTAAGCCAACAGCAGCGCGACGAGCTAAACGGAGTATTTAGTTCCCCGGGTTACTCCCTACTTAAACGGGTCCTGGCTAGCCATTGCCTGCGTGAGATGGTCCTAGCAGCAAACAAGGGGCTATACGAATCCACTAGCGATATAGCATTGACCCAATCAAAGCACCACCGCATGCGCGCTGAATACGTTAACGCTCTTTTAGATGTGCTTGACGATATTGAGGCAAAAGAGGATGAGTGGTTTATCGCTACTCTTGAATGTAAGCGTTAGCACGTAATTCTATGCCAGAAGAAACCCAGGTAGCACCCCCGCCAGCTCCAGCTGCACCAGAAACCCCACCCGTAGCAACCTCTACTGACCTGCCCCCACCTACTCCGCCGCCTGCGCCGGGTCCGGAAGACGATCCTAACCATCAATTGGCCCTTCTTATCGCTAAAAGGAAGGATAAAAAGGCTAAAAAAGAGGGTGCAGAAGCTGCCGAACCCACGCCAGAAGACGTCGAAGAGAAGGCCCAAAAGCAGGAAAAACTAGGGGATTTGATAGCGGACGCCCTCAAATTTAAGGGTAAGAAGCCAGCACCCAAGCCAGACACCAAAGTAGTGGAGCCGGAGCCGGAGGTTAAGGCTGAGGAACCACCCTCCCCTCCGGCTCCTAAGGCTGAGCCCACCCTCATCTCCAAGCGCAAACCGGACCCAGAGCCGGCCGACCGCGCCCGCGAGCTAAATCAGGCTGCTGCTGCTGCTGCCACTGCTGCCGTCCAAGCTCTCCAGCCATCCTTCCAACAGCAGCCAAAGCAAGAGGAGGATCCGGGTGAAGCTCTTAAGCCCAGTGATAGGCACAAGTATGAGGTGGCCAAGTTTCTGGCCACGACCGATCCCCACTACAAAGACGCACCCCGAGAGATCGTCAATCAAGCCCGGCGGGCGGAGGCCTATGCCAGCCGGTGGGAAGCAGCTAACCCTGGGAAAGCATTCAAACCTCAGGACGAGGAGCACAACGAGTTCTACGAATCTGAATCCATGGAAGAACCATGGACTGACCTTGAGTTCGCCAAGGCAGAACGCGCCATGGAACGGGCGGCTGACAAAGCCGAACTCAAAAAGGAGTATGAAGCTGAGCTTGCTGAAATTCGGGAAACTAATGCCCGTCTTGAGTTAACTGGTGAGGTGGATCGGCGCTACTCCCAAACAGCCGGCGAACTAGCCCGTGCTCTCAATGTTCATGAAGTCATCTCCAGTGGTGGAGTTGATAAACTACAACAGCAAGACCCCATCACCGCCCGTGTCCTGCTGGAGACTCTCGACGGACTAAGTCCGCTCATCGAAGCGATCGTCCAGATCGATGACCCCAAAGGCCGCATCAAAGTCGACATGCAGAACCCAGCCCATCAACAGTGGGCTGCTGTTGTTCACGAAGGTGAAACCCGCTCCATTGGTAAGCGTGATGAGCACGGCCGTATCTTCGCTCGGCGTGCTGACTATAAGCTGATGAATCAAGCTGCTCAGGCTCGCCACTGGTTCCTCACCACTGAGCATATCTTGAAGGGATTGGTGGAAGAACTGGCCCCGCATATCACAAGTCACGTCAAAAAACAACGGGACGAACAGATTAAGATAGCCAGGTCTCTTGGGTTTATACCCAAAGAAGAAAGTCCGGCCGCTAAAAACGGAGGAGCGGATGGCGCAGTGTCCGCCCCGCCACCACCAGCTAAGCCCGCTTCTCCTACGGTAGGTGGTGGAGCTAAGATTGATGCCACCACTAGTCCGAACAAAACTAAGAACGACAAATTGATGGACTCGTTAGCTGATACCTTGTGGGGAAGATAGACTGTTCTAACGCCTTAGCTTCAAAGGCAATCAAGCCGTAGCTAGCGCGATAGAATAATGCCTATCAGCTCAAACATCTTCGAGAAATGTCTGCCGGCTATCGGCAACAACGTCGCCGCCTGCGGTGCCGTAACTCTGTGCGACATCATCACCGCAGAAAGTGATGAGCTAACCAATATCTTCACGGATGGCTCAGGGCACTTCCGGGATATGAAGGCGCTGCTGGCCACGCAGTTTGAGATCAAAGCCTGCGGAGCTCGCACCAACGGTCTCTTCGATTTCCTCATGTCCAACAAGCGGATGATGGGCAATAAGAAGATCGTTACCCCGCTTGGCCCCGGCAACTCTGAGATCGCCCCCTTCGTCCTGGCCCATCAACACTCTGTCATCAACGCGGAGTATTGGAGTCTCAAGAACCTATCCAATTCCGCTGGCACATACACTATTCACGTCAACTCCCGCGCCAGTATCCCGCTGACCACCGAGTGGTTTGTGCCGGGGATGAACATTTACGTCAATGCCAGGTCAGCGGCCGGCACTGCTCTGCGCGGGTCATTCCTTGTCGTAAGCTCCCAGGTCAGCAGCTTTGGTGGGGCAGACACCATTCTTATCACCGCCACCGCCCAGAACGATACCTTGGGCTGGGTAGCTAAAGCGGCCTTCTCCGGCTTTACTGGTGGCTCACCTCTCTCAGCCGGTGTGGTGGTTCGCGGATCAGCTAACGTTCAGGATGTGGAACGCTGGTGCTATAACCGTCCGGCCTTGAACGACCGCAAGCATGTGCCGTTCTGGTTTGAGACAGACCGTTACACCATGTGCACCGACCAGCTCTATGAGGCCTGGTTCAAACGCCTCCAGACTGGTAACGAATACTTCAAACTGTTCGGTGATGTCGACGCCACCCAGCGCAACAAGCAATTGGGCGACATCTTCCAGCGGGAATGGATCAACAAATTCTTCTGGAACAAACGCATCTCCACCAACCAAACCCTTGGTTCTTATCGGTCCCTAGCCGAAGTCACCACCTGGAGTAATGCTACTCAAGGTCTCTACCTCCCCGGAGAAGGTCGCTGCGTCGGCCGCAAAGCCAATGCTATCGGAGTCTATGAGCAGCTGGCTGAGTGCGGACAGGTGTTCGACCTGCAAAATCAGCAGCTCAACTTGATCGAGCTGTTCGAAAATCTGATCTATCCAATCTGGCGCGCTCGTGGAGACCAGGGTATCCCTAACGATACCATCGAAATCTTCACCGATTCCTATACCGCCAGCCAGTTCCAGCGCGGTATGATCGAATACTACGACACCCGCTCTGACGGTCTGGCTCGGTTCATGATCGAGACTAACCAGGTGTGTCACGGTAAAATGGGTCAGCTGGGATTCTCCTACGACAGTTACAAATTGCAGTATCCCCAGGTCTGTATCCGGATCGTTACCAACAACTTCTTCGACGACTTCGCCACCGCGATGCAGTTGGAGAATGTGGGTTCTGCCGGACGGTTCCTCTGGATCTTGGACTTCACCTCCATCTATCCGGGTGTCATCACCAGTAACTCCAAGAAACACACCACTGGCGACATCGAGAAGCTGGCGGCTATCGACCAGGACTATGCCTGCGTGATGGAGAATCCCACCCAGGAGATTAGCCTTAACTCTCTTACCTGGACGGCCGTGGTAGAGTGTCCTGCTACCAGCGCTATCGTTGAGAACTTCGATATCACTCGAATTCCCAAAGGTGATGCTGGTTCAAGCCCATATACTGATTTGTATCAGGTTTAATTTGGTTCAGTTGGGTTCATTGGGTTGCCCCGGGGTTGTCCTTGCAACCCCGGGGTGATTCTTTTATGGGTCTAGCAATGCGTAAGTTCTATTCCAAAGAAATTCCTGAATCCCCGGTGTATGTGGCCGGTCACCCACTGGTATTTGACTACCTGGAAACTGAAGATGCCGCCCTCATAGCTGAGCTGGATAAGTGTGTGGCTCGTGGCATAGGTGGCGTAATGTCCGTTACCAAGGAGCAATTCGAGGTGGAAGTAAAAAAAAAGAACAACGAGTCACCATTAAACGGGCACTCGAAGCAGCGGCAGCAGCGACCAGAGTTGTCAGCCCTCCAGTTGGCCGGTCTGCGTGCTGTGGAGGGCGGAGGTAAGGTTAGCCAGTTTGCCCGGCCCCAACAGCCTACTGCCAACCCGCACAACCGGCACGGGCTCCCCATCTCCGGCAACGCTCCTGGGCCTATGCCAAGCATGCCCGACCCCATTGAGGTTCCCACGCCCGAATCTTTTGGGCCCATCACCAAACCGCCAACCGTTAAGGCCAAAGATCTCAAATGATCGAGTATCAAGCCTTCTCGACGTTCCTCACCACAGTCCAACGCCTAGTGGCTCCAGAAGACTTAGGCGAAGAGTTGACGCCCTTCTACCGGGACCAGGTAGGTAACGCTCTGTCGGACATCCAGACCCTAATCCCGTGGTTCCGGACGTTCAACGTCAACGTCTATACCAAGAGTGACGTGGAAGAGTTTTGCTCAGCCAGTATCTTCAATGGTCCAGTAGGCAAGATTACCGCCCTCTTTGCTTACCTACCAGGTCGGGAATGCAAGAAGCTATATTACAAGCGTGTTAGCACCGGAGCCGTAGATTGTTGGATGGAACGGCAGCGCTGTGTCCAATGCACGTTCACCCCTACCTCCACCAACATCTACGACAGTCCTTACTGCAACTACGTCATCGTTGGAGAAGACGCCTGTGAACCTCCATACCTGACCGGAACAGAGGACACGTGCCGGTTCACGAGCCTCGATGATGACGATCGAATCTACGCCGTTGGCCCAGACTATCGGGTTTATGCTGCCCCCCGTTTCCCGTGCGACTACAGCCTTCTCTTGCATTGGCAGGGAATCCGGCGCAAGTGGGAGGATGCCGATCTAGTTCCGGTTGACCAACAGTTGCGCGAGTCAGTGGTCAATTACGTCGAGCACAAGCTGGCTCTAAAGGAGCGCAATTCAGTGGCCATGGCTGAGTATTACCAGATCTATGCCGTCAACCTGCGGATGCTCAAATACCGTTACCATGAAGAACAGGACACGGAGCTAGAGCGGGACTGTTCCGCTGCCATCGACCAGCTCATGGCCCCGTTCTCACCGGCCTATACCGGAACCCCATACGGCGGGTTCGGAGTCTATGGTGGTGGCGGAACGATAACTGTTGGTGGTGGAATCCTCCAGGTCTATACCGGAGCCGCTCCTCCGGCTACGCCTGATGACCCAACCGAAGCGGCCATCTTCTATCCCACTGGCGGCGGATCTATCCAGCAATGGGACATCCCAACTCAAACTTGGCTATAAGCTATGCCCTCCCCGATTATCCCCGGCCAATTCTGTGATGCTGTTCCGGCGGCTAACGCCGACCTGTGCATTAAGATGTCCAAGTTCCTGAACATCCCGCAGCTTCTCTGCGACCTGTTCAGCTGGATGTTCAATACGGACGGCTCCATCACCCAGACGTTCAAGGAGGAGGTGGCTACGTTTAGCACCCCAACTGGGATGATCGCTTATTCCCTCACGCTGAACATGGGCCCAGGATGGATCTTGGCCGATGGCAGCGACATCTCCCGAACAGACTACGCCAACTTGTTCGCCGCTATCGGAACCCGTTACGGCACCGGAGATGGTAGCACCACTTTCGGGATCCCAGACCTACGTGGCCGTTCTCCCATCGGCGCAGGACAGGGAACTGGTCTGTCCAACCATGACATCAACACCGTCAATGTTGGAGAGGAGCGCCACACCCAGACTGAAGCGGAGTTGGCTACCCATCGTCACGCCTATAACACTAGCGATGCCCAGCAGATTTTGGTGCAGCAAATCCCAGGAAAGGTCAATGACATCAACCGGAATGGATCGCTGGATTATGCCTTTGCTGACCCGATGGAGACGACAGGAGCCAGTGAGCCTTTCAACGTCATTCACCCGTGCATAATTGCTTATCCATTCATCAAGATTTGAAATGAATGCGGCCACACTCCAAGACCAGACTCAGACCAGTTGGTGGATTCGTCCATTGGTAGAGACAGTCAGGAACTACGGTATCAAAGCCTGTGAGGCTAAGGCCAAAGAGATCGCCTTTGGAATCGCTCCAATAGGGATAACCGCCAACATCGGAGGGGGAAGGAATAAGCGGTGGCCAGATGCTTGTTGTGTCGATGCCATGCACGACCCGGATCTGGATTTCAATACTAAGCCGTTGCCGTTCTCAACCGGGTCTCTTGGCCTGGTGGTGTGCGAACAGGTCATCGAACACCTGCACAACACGACCTGGTTCCTGTCGGAGATAAATCGGGTCCTAATGCCTGAAGGGCAGCTAATCCTTTCCACCGAGAACCTGGCCTCTCTCCCGAATCTATTCGCGCTCTTGCTCCAGCGCGCACCGTTCTCAACCCAGGCTGTGTGCGGCCGGTTCGTTGGTGGCTTCAAAGACGGTCCAGCAGGATACCCTGATGGGGTGGAGGCTCATCACCCAACATACGCTGGTGTCCATGGACATGTCCGTGTCATGACGGTGGGCCAGATCAAGGATCTGCTTCGAAGTGCTGGCTTCCATCTTCTGGCTAAACACGGTTATGGTGGCAACCATTACGTTCTCTTTCACGCTATCAAATGACCGTAAATGGCCGACTTCAAGACGATCAAATTAAGACCGATGACGGGCGTGTTCGACACGCTCTCAAGCGCTGATGAAATCGGCTTTGGCAACTGGCGCGTAGTCAAAAACGCTGTCACCCGTTCTACCAGGAATCGGGATCGTGGGGGAGGCTGGCGCAGGTTGTTCGCAGATGACGACCCCTACAACAACCAGGATCTCCACGACCAGCTGACCGACAGGCAGGGTTACTTCGACCAGTTCGAGACCACCATCATGGGCGGTGGCGATCTGGATAGCTATTCCTACGCCTACTTCACGGGTGTTTATATCAGCCCGTCCACCTTCGAATACCTACCACCCTCTGGTCCGTTTGCCCCAGTTTATATCGGCGATTTCCCGGAGCTGTTCTACGGTCCATGCCCAATCTTCTACCCGCATGTGGGCTATCCGTATATCTTTGAGTCTCGGCCTGATTTGCCAGATGAACTGACCACTGGTTCGCCATTCAACTATCTTTATTCCTACGTCTACAACTCCTGCCAGGTGGAGTATCCGGGTGAACTTGTCCTGGGCTATCCTTACGGGCCACAGACTCCGGTCTACAACCCGACGTTTTCCTATGACTACGAATACTGCGGGAACTATTTGTGGAACCGGCCGGGGTGTCGGGAAGCCATAACGATGTTAACTGAGGTGGTCACTGCACAGGGCCGAAAGCTCGTGGCTGCCACCATGTCACGTCTCTATGAGTTCAATCAATCTGCTGGGAACTGGCGGATACTGGCCGATGGACTGGGTAACTCCGGTTACACCATCGAACAATGCGGATGCAATAGCGTTCGTGGAATGGCTGCCACCATTGGAGAGTATCTTGTATTCACCAACAACTTTGACCCACCAGCGATCTACCTCCTTGGAAGTGATCCTTCACCATGTGGGTTGCAGTCGCTCCAAACCATCACAGACCTGGCGGTCATTGGTATTACCCGAGCTGGAGGAGTGGTCACCTGGAAAGGATTTGTAATCTTCTTCGACATTACTGAAGACAGCGTGCGCAGCGGCGGCACCATCCTGTGGAGCGATCTGGAAGAACCAAACTCCTTCATTGAAAGTGACACCAGCTTCGCCGGCCGGGCCACCGTAGCTGTGGGAGAGACCATCCTGGCTGCGGCCCCTATCGGTAACTGGCTCATCCTTTACACCGACAAATCCATCATCCGCGTCTCCCTGGTAGGCGGAGAGGACGTTTTCAACTTCGAGCAGATCTACAAAGGCGGCAACGCCCTGCGTTACAAATACAGCCTGGTCAACACGGGCGACTCCCACATTTACATGGGTGAGAGTGACATCTACATGTTCACCCAGTTCGATACTCGGCCCATCAACCTGGAGTGGATCACTAAAGCGGCCGGCTTCGTATACAATGGAATCGCAGAGGACGACGCCACCTATGAACGCATCAACAATGATGCCTGCAATCTGGTCAGTGGCGGCTGGAACGAGAACACACGGGAAGCCTTCTTCTCATGGCCAACCGGCGACAACACCTGTCCAGACGTAACGTTGCGATTAAACTTGAAGTTCAGCGCTGCCGACTTCATCGACCACGGCTTTAGCGCCTTCTTGACGTTCCACCGGGACCGTCGCCCAACTGTGGGCGAGTGGCTGGAGAACCTGGGCATCTGCCCGCCTGGTAGTAAGGTGGCCACTGGCCTAAAGGACGGGCCCGTGTGCCCAGACCCAAATCGGGTAATAGCGTCGGGCTCAGAGGAGCCGTATGTGGATCCCTATCCGTATCCTTATGCGGAGCCAGTAGACTGCGGGACGGATTGTTCCCAGATGCCGGCAACGCTTTACGCCCGGGATCTTATGCCAATGTATCAGGCCGGGCCGGAAGCCATTGGCTGCCCAGCTTGGGACGGATCGCTAGTGAATAGCGGGGCCCCTGCGTGTCAGTGGTTGCACTGGTGTACTGGCCCTGTTGGTTTTGGCGGTATTGGGGTCATACTCTCGGGTGCGCCAGGTAACTGGTGGCTCAGTATCTATCGAGGAGCATCGTTTGCTTCGTATGCGCTTACGCCACAGGCTAATTGTCCGTATGGCACATATAATGTGATGGTTTCAACTTGGGTGGACAGTGCTGTGGTGGCTTCATTGGAAGTCACGATCGTTTGATTTATGGCCACTACCCTACTCTTCATTCGCAATCCAGAGGAGGACATAAACTATCCTGTCCATCCCAATTCACTGTGCGCCATTCTTGCGGGTAAGACCCTGGATTTCTTCTGCGAAGACTGCGCAGTGCCGGCCACCTTCGTGGCAGCGTCAGCGGTGGACTTTGCCCTCAAACAGCTTGAAGATGACATCTACTACCGGGAACGGCTGGCTGTTAATCCACCACCCTGTGCCGATGTGCCATTCGCCACTGCTGCCGGGGTGGATGAGGGTTTTGCTGGCACCGATCTGGTGCTGGACACCTGGCTGCCATTATCGAGCCAGCATTGCACCGGAATCAATTCGATAACCGGGTATCACATAGTCCAAGAAGATATGCCACTTAATCACGCCATCTACGAGTCCGGCCGCGATGTCATCTATGGCGTTAGCGGTGGATACATCTACCAACTCAATGCCACGACCGGAGAGAAGATCACGTCCGCCAGGTTCTTCGAGAATAGGTTCTACGATTCTTACATCGCTTACTCCTCTATCACCGATAAGCTCTACGTAACGGCGTGGATGACTGATACCGGGAACAACGTTGTCATAACTGACCGTCGGGTTAAGTGGTTATTCAAGATTGACCCAGACACGCTGGCCGTGGACACAGCTTTCAATTACGACGTGGTATCTGGATTCGGATCATCGATTCTTAGTTCTGAATTTTTCGAGTCCGGTCCAAGGGAGCTTATTTCAATCAATGGTAATATTTACGGTGTTTACTTTGCAGCAACCACATCATCGAATGGGCTGGCTCTGTATTCCTTTGATGCGGCTGGAGAGACTTGGAATAATTCCACCACCAACAACAGGAATGTCGCATTCAACCTTGGCTTGGTATACGACCCTGACAACGACGTTATATGGGTCGCAACCGAGCAGGGAGCGTCATCATTCGATCTTTTGATGAGTGCGGTGGACACCGTTGACATCACCGGAACTAGCGATCCAAAACCAAAGGGGTTGTGCTACAGGTCTGGGCACCTCTACTTCACCCTTCACGAAGGAAGCGCCATCCAGCAGTACAACGTCCAGAAGGTTCGCATCAGCGACGATAACAATACCACCATCGATCTTGGGGATGTGAACGCTAAACCAAAGAAGATCCGTTACAGGGACACTAACGACCGGATTTATGTCCCGACGTTTTCCGGAGATACTGTGGTGATCATTGACCCAGCCACTGACACGGTTGAATCCACTAAGACGGGCTTCGATTCACCCATCGATGTGGTGTTCACGCCGACCAAGGTGTGGGCTGTGCAGCACGGAGCTCTTGGGCTTAAGGAGGTAATCTAAATGGCCTGCACGGTTGTCGAACTAAACCTTGTCGCAGGCGTGGACTACGACCTGGACCTGGCTTCTGGGAGAATCCGGTTCCGGTCAGATGGTCAGCTGGGTGCCCTAATAGACGGAGGGAATTTCTGTGGGCTGGTGGTCAATGCATGCTGTCAGGACCCAGGCTGTGACCCTTACGGAACCTATTCCTGTGACCTAGCCTGCTACGTCAGGGATGGCTACGACACGGTCATGCAGGAAGGGGCCGAGAGCTACCGCACCGATGACGAGAAAATGTGCAAAATGATCGGAATTGAAGCAGAGCCGCTCCCATCATCCTCGCCTCTCCCTCTGGAAGTTTACGTTGGGTTTGCGGCCACCCCAAACTGTTTTACCTGGAAGCAAACCCGCGACTTACCATTCGAATGCCAGACCGCCAAATCAGCTGCTCAGCATATCGCTGATCGGACCCGGCCCGATGGCACGTTTTATTATCCGTGCTGGAGGCGGGGTGTTTATCTTGCCGCACGATTCCGTATTTCTGGAGTCGGTGGGGCGGGTCAATTTTCAGCACTGACGAAGATGGTTAAAGCCTGGGGCCAACAAGATTCGCCATGACCCAACACGACATGACTTGGCATGGCATCACTTGCCTCAGCTCGACTTTATCCAGTGTCACTTACCTGTTGAGTGGTTGTCAACTCCTAAATTATGGGTGACCCGATTGAGCTTAGTCGCAGAGCCATACGAAACGATCTCGTTGTCGAGGTTCTACTGGACAGGTGGCCAGAGCCGCCGCCAGAGATGCTGCGCTTACCTGGTGTTGCTCAATACGCTAACTCCATACGACTAGCCAGGGAGCGCGACAACCAAGGATTGCGCCGGCTAATAGCCCAGCTCCGTGGCCGCATCGAGGACGTAGCCACTGGAACAGGAGAGCAAGGAGACCAAGGAATTCAGGGCATTCAAGGGATACAAGGCATTCAGGGCATACAAGGTAACCAGGGCCCTCCTGGAACTGATGGAGCCGATGGGATTGCAGACGATGTCTTGGTCTGGTTGAATCTATAGGCTATGCCAAGCACCCCAAAGATATTAGCCAATGGTCAGGTGGCTTCGGCAAAGACTACCATCTACACTGTCCCGGTTAATCTCCACGCTATCATCCGAACGGTTACATTCGTAAATGTTGGTGGGGTAACGGAGACCGTGCAGCTTTACGTTAAGGCGTCCGGAGGCACTAGCCGCAAGTTTTCCAGGGCTTTGCTTCTGGCGGACGAGTTCGCACACGAGGAGGACATCGGGACTTTGGAACAGGGCGATGAGTTGGAGGCTGAAACCACTAACGCTGCCAGCGTGGACTTCACCGTCATGGGCGTCGACCAAGTATGAAAGTCTATGATTCTCAAGGTCGTCTCAAAACCCAGGTCACCACGGTGGTTGTTGGTGCTAGCGCCGAGCCATCCTCAGCCCAATTCAGTGCTCTTTCCAACCAGGTCAGCGTCGCTGATGCCGCTCTGTCGACGGCAATCAATGTCGTCAGCAATTCCCTCTCAGACCTGATCTCCATCCATAACGTCCTGTCCAACCGGGTTTCGGCCAACTCCGGGACCGGCGGGTCGGGCAGCGTCACCAGCAATGAGGCCAGCGCTATCAGCGCTCAAGCTGCCAGCGCTATCGACGTCGTCAGTAATGCAGTTTCGAATGAAACCTCCAATCGCATCTCAGCCGACAACGCCCTGTCCAATGCGATTTCGGTGGTGTCCAATGCTGTGTCGGTGGTGTCGGCTGCTGCGGGTGCTGCTGAAGTCCACGCCAGCGCTGCTTCAGCGGCTGCCACATCAGTGGATGCAAGGGTCGATACTCTTTCCAATCAGGTCTCGGTCGTAAGCCAGCAGGTCAGTGTGCTGTCGGCTGCTCATTCTGTTTTGTCCCAGCAGGTGTCTGTTCTTTCCACCCAGGTGTCGTTAGTCTCAGTTGCTGTCACTAGCGTAGATACCAGGGTTAATACGGTATCCAACCAAGTCTCCGTCCTAAGCCAGCAGGTCTCACTACTTTCTCAGGCGCACTCAGTCCTTTCCCAGGCTCATTCGGTCTTGAGCGATGTCGTCTCCAACGAGATCAGCGTTCGGGCATCAGCGGTCAACGCCGTCTCCAATGCGGCTAGTAATGCTCTGTCAGTGGCTAATGCCGCCAGCAATGCTGCTAGCGTGGTGTCCAATCAGTTGTCAGTGGTGTCGTCTCTGGTCAGTAATCTCACCAGCGCCCACAACGTCATCTCCAATTTCCTGAGCGGCCTGTCAGCTCATTCCATCGGCGGGGTTTCTACCCATGGATTGCAGTCTATCCTAAATGCGCTGTCCAACCGGATATCTACGGTTACTGGGGGAAGCGGAAGTGTTACAAGCAACGAGCTGTCAGCAGCGTCGGCTCAGGCAGCCAGCGCCATAAGTGTGGTGTCAGCGGCGGTGACATCGGTGGATGCCCGTGTCGACACTGTCTCCAATCAGGTCAGCGTCATTAGCCAACAGCTGTCGGTTCTTTCACAGGCCCATTCTGTCCTTAGCCAGGCCCACTCAGTCTTAAGCAACGTGGTGTCCAATGAGACATCCGTTCGTGTCAGCGCTGTCAACGCCGTTAGTAACGCTGCCAGCAACGCCCTGTCGGTGGCTAATGCGGCAAGTAACGCCGCATCGATAGTCAGCAATCAGTTGTCAGTGGTGTCGTCGCTTGTGAGTAACCTGACCAGTGCTCACAATGTAGTTTCAAACTTCTTAAGCGCACTGTCAGCTCACTCCATTGGGGGTGTGTCTACTCATGGATTGCAGTCTATTCTTAACGCTCTGTCCAACCGGATATCGGCTGTTACGGGTGGAAGTGTTACCAGCAATGAGCTATCCGCAGCAAGTGCTCAAGCTGCTTCTGCCATCAATGTGGTGTCCAATGTCGCCAGCAACGCTTTAAGCGTGGCCAATGCAGCGAGCAATGCGGCTTCCGTAGTGTCCAATCAGCTGTCCGTTGTCTCTTCCCTGGTCAGTAACCTAACTAGCGCCCACAATACCTTATCCAATGTAGTCAGCAATATTCTCTCAGTCGGAACTGGCAGTGTCACCAGTAACGAGTTGTCTGCTGTATCCGCTCAGGCTGCATCAGCTATCAACGTCGTGTCCAATGTGGCCAGCAATGCGACATCGATTGCTAACGCGGCCAGTAATGCGGCTTCTATCGTATCTACCGCCGCTAGCAACGCCTTGTCTGTTGCCAATGCCGCATCAAACGCGGCCAGTGTAGTAAGCGCCAGAGTCGTGAGCGTGAGTGCGGAGTTAGTGTCATTAGTCCAGATCGCCAGCGCTGCTGCCACCTCCGTAAATGCCAGAGTTACTTCCGTTAATGCCTTCATTTCCGGGATATCTGCCAGATCGATTGGAAACGTCTCCACCCATGGATTCCAGTCGGTGGTCGATGCCCTCTCCAACCGCATTTCTGCCGTCGCCACAAGCGTTACCAGTAATGAACTGTCGGCGGCATCAGCCCAGGCTGCCAGCGCCATTAGCGTAGTTTCGGCTGCGGTCACCTCTGTGGATACCAGGGTCAATACGGTGTCCAATCAGGTCTCGGTCATTTCCCAGCAGGTCAGTGTCATCAGCCAGCAACTGTCTGTCCTGTCGCAAGCCCACTCGGTCCTTAGCAATGTCGTATCCAACGAGCTATCGGTCAGGGCCAGCGCCGTAAACGCCGTTAGCACTGCCGCTAGTAATGCTTTATCTGTTGCTAATGCAGCCAGTAACGCCGCATCCATTGTATCGACAGCGGCGTCCAATGCATTGTCAGTTGCTAATGCCGCATCAAACGCTGCTTCAATCGTCAGTAACCAGCTGTCTGTTGTGTCCAGCCTGGTTAGCAATCTGACCAGTGCTCACAACGTCATCTCCAATTTCCTAAGTGGCTTGTCCGGTCATTCAATTGGAGGCGTTTCTACCCATGGCCTACAAAGCATCATAAATGCTCTGTCCAACAGGATATCTGCTGTAGCTGGTGGTAGCGTAACAAGCAACGAGCTATCTGCTGTATCAGCTCAAGCCGCTTCAGCCATCAACGTGGTAAGCAACGCAGTATCGGCTGTGTCAACCACACTCAGTTTGGTGTCTGCGAAGCATTACGGAACTGGTGTATCAGCAGAGGGATTGCAGAGCGCATTGAACGCATTGTCCGGTGGCATCAGTTACGCCGTGTCCCTTGCAGACCAGGCCAATACCCTTAGGTGGACTCAGCTGATCAACGGAGAGACTAGCGCTATTTCCGCAGGACGGCCGGTATATCAAACGTTGTCAGCTTTAGAATATAGGAAAGCAGAGGTTAGTACCACTAGCACGATCAAACAGGAAGTGATTGGGTTGGTCCTGGACAACACGGCAGCCGGAGGTGGTGGTCGCGTCATCACTGATGGAGTGTTAAATCTTACGGAGGCACAGTGGACAGATATCACTGGCGCGGCGTTGCAACCTGGAACCGTTTATTACGTTGCCGGAACCGCAGGAGAACTATCGGTCTCCCAACCGGCAGGGCAAATCGGCAGGCCAATAGGCGTCGCGATCACGTCAACGCTAATGCAGCTCCACATCGCGATGGTAAATCGCGACAGCGGAGCTACCGGCAGTGTCACCTCAAATGAGCTCAGTGCAGCCTCTGCTCAGGCGGCTTCGGCTATTAACGTAGTCTCAAACCAAGTATCAGTCCTTAGCCAGCAGGTTAGCGTCCTGTCCCAGAGCCATTCTGTGCTCTCCCAGCAAGTTTCATTGCTCTCAACCCAGGTCTCACTGGTGTCAGTGGCTGTGACGAGCGTGGATACTCGTGTTAACACGGTGTCCAACCAGGTGTCTGTCTTGAGCCAGCAAGTCAGCGTCATCTCCCAACAGGTCAGCGTCCTGTCTCAAGTCCATTCGGCCTTATCCCAGCAGGTCAGTGTGCTGTCCGTCCAGGTGTCCAACGTGTCGTTGGCAGTGACGAGCGTCGACACCAGGGTGAACACCGTCTCTAACCTGGTGTCGGTGATATCGCAGCAGGTCTCCGCCCTGTCTCAGGCTCATTCCGTCCTGTCCAACGTGGTTAGCAACGAGCTGTCAGTCAGGGCCAGCGCAGTTAACGCTGTATCCAATGCTGCGTCCAACGCTCTTTCTGTTGCCAATGCCGCCAGCAACGCTGCCAGTATAGTTTCCAACCAGCTCTCGGTGGTGTCTAGCTTAGTCAGCAACCTCACAAGCGCTCATAACGTGCTGTCCAATGTAGTCAGCAACATCATATCCGCAGGTGGTGGTGGAGTCAGTGTGACGAGCAACGAGTTGTCTACGATACTAAATGCGTTTTCAGCCCGTAACACGGCGGGGACGTCGGTGCATGGAGTTCAGTCTATTCTGGATGCTCTCTCAAACCGAATCTCAGCGGCGGGTGGTGGAACAGCCAGCGTCACCAGTCAGGAGTTATCAGTCACACTTAATGCAGTCTCGGCTCGCATAGGTCCAACCGGAATAGACGCCAGTGGGCTTATTAACTCAGTGCATGGGTTGCAATCAGTAATCAATGCGTTAAGCGCTCGTACAAGTATCATCCAGCTGTACGGGCGCGTTACTGCCACGCAAGTGATTAGTGTATCAACTTTTGCCAGCACGGGGGCAATTATTGCTGGACTGTCTGTTTTGGTCTGTGCCGGTGGTCACTATGCAATGGATGGGCTCATATTGTTTTCTGCCGGGGCGGTCAATTCAATTGGATTCGCTATCTCATTCCCAGCCATGACCAGAGCATTTGGAACAATGAGGGCTCACATGTCGACCATACAGGAAGTGGATGCTTCTGTTAACAATTCTCATAGAACTGGTGCATTCAACGATGCAGGTACTAGTGTCTTGGTAGTGTCTATGGCAAATGGGACTGGTGGCACAAAAGGCGTTGTCATCAACGGGACGTTCTTGGTCAGCACAGCAGGCGGGCAGGTTATTTTTCTGGCACGAGGACCAGGAGGTATTGGCACCTATGACATTGTTGCTGGATCATACGTTAGGTTTGTGAGGATCGCAGGATCATGAAGACGCTTGATATCAACGAGAAACACGAGGTTCGTTATTGCATCCCAATTTGGTTGCGCGATGAGCAGATCAAGCTGGCTCTAGCTAGAACTGATAAACGCATCGAACGTTACGATGGACTTAGAGCAGAGCCAATAGCTGTGGTCTGTTTTGGGCCAAGTCTGAATGATACGTGGGAGAAAATTAAGGACTTCAAACACGTCATCACCTGTTCTGGCAGCCACAAATTTCTGGTCGATAGAGGTATTATACCAAGATGGCACGTGGAAGTTGATCCACGGGCGCACAAGGTGCAACTGATCGGTAAGCCAAATCAGGATACCCAATACTTAATTGCTTCAACCTGTCACCCAGCTGTGTTTGATCACCTGGAAGGATGCGATGTCAGGCTGTGGCATGTATTTGATGCCAGTCTGGATGCTATGAGGACATTGCCACGTGGAGACTGGGCGATAACCGGAGGGTCAAGTGTGGGGTTGCGGGCGGTTACTTTAGCGCGGTTCATGGGGTTTACCGATCTACACATATTCGGTATGGACGGATGTGAAGGCAAAAGCGGTAAACATGCAGCTGAACATCCAAACCAACCTAAGGACCATTCTGTCACTACTTATAACGGGGTTGAGTATAGAACCACTACCTCCATGTTGGTATGTGCAAAGCAGACATTCCATGAGCTTAATCAATTGCAGGACTGCAAAGCCAAATTCTACGGAGATGGATTGGTTCAGGCGCTGGCAAGAGACTATAAACCTAAGGCCGTTAGTGGGACTATTTTCATAGGCCTGACAAAGCCACCTGTGATCAGCGCGGAATATTGCGATCTAAACCGAAAGCTGCATACACAGAATCTTGCCTATGGAGTGGGCGGTGGTCGCCATGCTGCCACCGTCCTTAAGTTGGCCGATAGCCTGATAAAGGAGACCAAGTTTGTCTCAGTGCTAGATTATGGATGTGGGAAGGGTTATCTTGGTAAAGCCCTTCCATTCCCGATTGCGGAATATGACCCTGCCATACCAGGAAAGGAAGAGTCGCCACGACCTGCGGATTTGGTGTGTTGCTTTGACGTGCTAGAGCATATCGAGCCGGAGTGCTTGGATGTTGTGCTGGACGATCTCAGGCGATGTGTGCAACGGATCGGCTACTTTATTATACATACCGGGCCTAGTACCAAACAACTAGCTGATGGACGTAATTCTCATCTCATACAAAAGGGGGCGGATTGGTGGAGGGAGAGGTTGACAGCGTTCTTCACTATTAAAAACGGTGGCATCATTGAGAAGCTTCCGCTGCTACATGTGGTGGTTGCTCCAAAAGCTAAAAAACAGAAAGCTGCATAACATGGCTGAACAACTCACTCTAACCACACCAGTGTCAGTAGCTGGTTATAAGGTCAAGCGACTGGTATTAAACTGGGAAGATGCAGCTATTATAGCCATCGTCGCAGATGATAATAACGTTCGCAAGGCATGTCGATATTTCGGACCTGTTGCAACGACGCTTATGAACCAGCTGAACACACTTAACATGAGCACCAACTCTCTACACAAACGAATCCTGGAACGGTTAGTTACAGATGGCCAGTTGCCGGCTGGTACAGTTACGGGGGCTCCTGACGTATGAAACAAAAGGTATACATCGGTTGGGACAAACGCGAATCCAATGCATACGACGTGGCACGCGCCAGTATCATCAAACATGCCTCCACCCAAAAGACGCTGAACATAAACCCGGTGGAGTTAGAAACGCTCACGGATAAAGGAGTCCTTACCCGTGTCATCGAGCAAAGGGATGGCACAATGTGGTGCCCAATCAGTCAAGCACCTATGGCCACTGAATTTGCCATTAGCCGGTTCGCTGTCCCACTGATTCAGAAGAAAGGTTGGGCCTTGTTTGTAGACTGCGACGTCCTGGTCCAGGCCGACATCGCCGAGCTGTTCGCGCTGGCCGATGACAAATATGCCGTGATGGTGGTCAAGCACGAGCACGCTCCTGTTGAGACCACCAAGATGGATGGTCAGATTCAGACCGTTTACCCAAGAAAGAATTGGAGCAGTGTGGTGTTATGGAACTGTGCCCACCCATCCAACGCCAAGCTCACCCATGAAGTCTTGAACGGCTGGCCGGGCCGAGACCTGCATGCGTTCAAGTGGTTGGCTGATGAGGAAATCGGTGATCTACCCAAGGAATGGAACTGGCTTGTCGGTGTCTACCCTGACAATCCACAGGCTAAACTGCTCCATTACACGTTGGGTGGGCCGTGGCTACCAAACTGGCAGGGCGGTCCCATGGATGATCTTTGGCTAGCGCAGGCTAAGGAATTAGGATACTAACCTCATTATGGCTAATGGTATTGGTGACATCTTTGGTGGTGGAGGCAGCGCTATCAGCTCTCTCTTTGGCTCCCGTGGCGCACCCAAGGCATACCTCAATCGCTACGCCCTTCCCACTGCTAAGCCACTGGGTAAATTCGGTGGCTCACTCCTGGGAGATATCGAGCCACTGTCCCGGGAGGCTGTCAGCGGATACTTAGCCCAGCAACCCAAGCAACAGGCGTTAGCCCAGCAGCAGGAGGGCATTCTCAATACGCTTCTTGGTCGCAGGCTTTCGGCGGACCCTACACAGCTGTTGCGTGACGTCGGAAACACGGCTTTCGGGTTCATTGACCCGAATGTGATTGCGCCGCTGGCAAGGTTTGACGTCAACCAGGATATCCTGATGCGGCGAGCACGGGGCCTCAGTCCCGCCGCAAGTGATTCCACAGCGGAGCGTTTGCGCAACGCCCGCATTGCCAGCGGCCGTTATTATGACACCGCCCAACAGGCTTACTCGGCCCTGCCACGGCTCTACAGTGAAGCGTTTGGTCAGGGCTTGTCCAACGAAGCTGCTGCCGCCGGGCTTACTCCACAGATTGCTGCGGGCTATGAAGGGGTGGCTGCTCGGCCTTGGAATGCGATTAATCAACGTATCGCTTCCGCTAGTGGAGCATCCGATGCAGCCAGCCGCGCCATCCAGGGCGTGCTGGCGGCAACGCAGGGCTACAAACAACCACAGAACTGGGCCGACCGCCTGGGTGCGGCCAGTCAGGGGATTGGCCAGTCGCTGGGCGGCATAGCTAGCCTAGCCGGATTGGGTGGAGGCGGTGGCGGTGGCCTGTGATTCATCGGCACGACAAGTGCATCGGTATAACGCTTTGGCGCTGGAGGCGTAAATGCCTTGAGCTTTGGTTCTGTCCTCCCGGAGCTATCATCCTTCCCCATATCCACGAGCACATCGACTCCGTCATCGTCATGCTGGCCGGCGGGATGTGGGGACGGATTGGGGACCGGGGCCGATACGTGGGCTGGCGGGATATCTTCAGGAGGTTCTTGGTACCACGGCGTGTGATGCATTCGGCCGTCATTAACCATTTTTGCTTGTTCGCCAATTGGGAGACGTGGGATACCGATGACGTCACCAGTGCGTCAGAAGACTTCGTTATCCTATGAGCCGTGTCCATATCCTGGCCAGTTGCCCAAACCCCAAGTTAATCGAATACACCACCCTGGTCTTTAGGACGCTTCGGGTTGGGTTTCCCACCGCTACGGTGACGGTATGGCTAAATAACATGGGACAAGCTGAGGAATCCAAACTGTCCAGACTCTGTGTGGCTGGTGACAATGAAGCCAGGGTTTGCGACTACTCCCATCACGAATGGATAGAGATGCTGTGCGGCACGGAGAAGGAACCGTTCTGGATCTGCGATACGGATGTAATCTTCTTCGAGAGCATGGAGGATTACAGATTCAGCGGTGCTATTAGCGGCTGGAGGATCCCGGAATGGGATGACGAATTCACAGGCTGTATCACAAGGCCAAGGATTCACACCTGCCTGATGCATATCCGTCCCGCCGATCTGGCTGAGGATATCGCCGCTTTCAAGGGAAGCTACAATGCGATGGAGGATATCTCTCCACTCCCAAATCTATTCGCTCCATTGGTAGTTCCGATGGATGGCCGTCATTACTTCTATGACGTGTGCGGTATGCTGCACCACGCTGTGATTGGGGAGGCTTTCACTGATGAGATTAAGGACAAATTCTTCCACTTCAACTTTGGCACCATATCAGACCGGGTCCTTCCACACGTGAAGGACGGAAAGAACATGGCTGCCGCAAGGGAGATGGTGTTAAACGATCCTCAGCTAGGTCGTGGAGCGTGGAGGTTACAGGAAGAGTATTACCGGCAGCACCAATATTCAGAAGCAGGGCAACGGATAGAGGACAGCCTGTCGGAGGAGGATATGCGACTGGCCCTGCAATGGAACCAGGAGTTATGCCAGAACAACCATGACGCCATGCAGTTCTGCGACTTATGGCATCACTACGTTCACGGCATAGATGACCTAATCGATACGATGCAGGATGGTAGGCCTATAATGAGCCAGGATCAGATCATCGGATTGTTCTTTCATGCCGCCGTTCTATATAACAGCGCCTTCTTTGTTGCCCATCGCAACCTGCTTTTCCCGATTGTATTGGACATCACAGCTACCTACAGTGATTCGGTATCTTGGGAAAAGTCTCCCAAGTCACACTTGCGGCTAATAGCCGATGTGCTCAGGACCTGTGGGGGGCAGATGTATTTCATGGTAGCACTGATTTGCGGTGGACCAGAGCACATGCGAACGATGAGTCGTAAGATTAGAGAACGTGACTGGCTGAGCCAGCACAACCAAACATAGTTATGGCAGATCCATTCCAGTTCCAGATTCCTTACGGTCCGCCCGGAAGGAATAACCCAGCGCCGCCGTTCTTCGTCGACCAGTTTGGAAGGCAGGTTCAAGTTCCACCTCCATCACTCGGTAACACATATATCCCAGACTACGAAGAACTCTATCCTCCGGTTGCTCATCAGCCGCATGCAGGGATGAACCCTGACCTTTATGATCTGCCATCACCTCCGCCGCCAGCGATAGCAGGGCCAGTCGTAGGTGGTGACATCCCAGCCCCGATGATCGACAACTCCGACCGGGGACTGCCAATGGATCAGTGGCTTAACCAGCTGCAAGGCAACCGTGCCCGGCAAGGTTTCTGGAGCCGGCTCTTTGGCCAGGGTCAGCGCAATCAAATCAGTGCTAACCTTAATCAGGGCGCGTTTGGTGTTCCGGGGCCGGGAGGCCAGCAGATTCCGTTAGCCCCACCTCCATCGGCACGGTATAGCGGCGGCATTCCGTCCCGGGACTTCATCTATACCAACCCATACGCTGCCCAGCAGGCATCTGCTTCACTAGCGGCCAGGCTCGGATATCAACAATTACAGGACCAGGGCTACCGGGATTATCTCTCACGTATCGAAGCCAATCGCCAATCCCAGGCCTATCAGGATCAGCGATCCAGAGAGGCTGAGCTGGACCGGCAGTTACAGCGCGAAGGCTTCGCCAGCTCAGAGCGTAGTGCAGCCAATCGTGGTTACGGCTATAGCGACTTTGACCGCAGGGAAGCAGCACGGCAGAAGGAGCTGGCTGAGATTGAGTTGAAGGCCAAGAGAACCAATTACCAATCAGCGGTAGGTCTAGCGGCGACCCTAAACAGTCCAATCATGCCACGTGCTCAGGCGCTAGATACGGCTAGGAAAAACCCTGGCCTGGTAACACTGGATCCAACCGGAAAATATGTCCCGACCATGCCAGATCCGGA